ACGAAAGACCCCGAAGACATGAGCATGGATGAGTGGATGAAGTGGCGCGAGGGTGAGCTTAAAAAGCAAGCCTGATCCGTAACCCAGAATGCAACGTCGGATGACGTCGCGTTCCCAGCGCCCTTCGGGGCCAGAAGGAACTTTTTCCCATGGCTAATACGATCCTCACGATCGACATGATCACCCGCGAGGCTGTCCGCCTCTGGAAGAACAGCAACGCTTTCCTGCAGAATATCGACCGCCAGTATGACGACAGCTTCGCCCGTGGCGGCTCGAAGATCGGCAGCACGTTGCGCATCCGCCTGCCGAACGACTTTACCGTTCGTACCGGCGCGACCGCATCGCCGCAGGACACGACCGAGCAGAAGACGACCCTGACCGTCGCCACCCAGAAGGGTGTGGACGTGCAGTTCTCGTCTGCCGAGCGCGCCCTGAGCCTTGATGATTATTCGAAGCGCATCCTTGCCCCCGCGATCAACAACCTCGCTGGTGCGGTTGCGGCGGACATCATCAGCGGCTCGGAAGCGATTCCGAACTACGTGTCCAAGCTGGACGGCAACGGCAAGGTCACGACCCCCGACGCCTCAACCTGGCTGACGGCGGGCGCATATCTCGACCAGGCATCGGCGCCCCGAGCTGATCGCAAGATCATCCTCGATCCGCTGACCCAGGCGCGCACCGTGTCGAGCCTCGCCGGCCTGTTCAATCCGGCCAGCGGCGTTTCGAAGCAGTACGCCACGGGTCAGATGACCAACGCGCTCGGCTTCGACTGGATGATGGACCAGACGACCGTCAAGCACACCACGGGCGCCTATAGCACCCTTGGAACCGTCAATGGCGCGGGTCAGACCGGCTCCACGCTGACCGTCTCGGCCTTGGCTGGTCCGCTCAAGAAGGGCGATATCATCCTTCTGCCGGGCTCCAACTCGGTCAACCGCATCACCAAGAGCGATAACGGTCAGACCGCCCAGGTTGTGGTGACGGCCGACGTTGCTGGCGGCGCCACCTCGATCCCGATCTATCCGCCGATCGTGGTTGCTCCTGCGGCTTATGCGACCGTCACCGCATCGCCCACCAATGGCGCGGCGATCACCGTCGTGTCGAAGGCGAGTGAGGTCTATCGCAAGAACTTCGTGTTCCTGCCGCAGGCCGCGACGATGGTCACCGCCGACCTTGAGCTGCCGCGTGGCGTTCACGAAGCGGCCCGTGCGACCCTGGACGGCACGTCCATGCGCATGGTCACCGCCTACAACGTCTCGACGGACCAGTTCATCACCCGTCTGGACATCCTGTACGGTTCGCTCTGGGTTCGCCCGGAATGGGCCTGCGTGGTCGCCGACGCTCTCTGATCCCGACCTGGGGCTGGCCTTCGGGCTGGCCCCACCTTTTTGCGTGGAGGGCGATGATGCTGGTTCGCGATTTCATCACCCTCGCGCTCAAGAATTCAGGCGTACTCGGCACGGGTCAAACCCCCGGCGCGGAGATGACCAACACGGCGCTACAGACTGCCAACGCGATGATTGGGCAATGGGCCGCGAAGCGTTGGCTGGTCTATCATCTGGTCAATATTGCCCACACCTCGACGGGCGCCGTAAGCTACACGGTCGGACCGGCCGGGGACTTCAATTGCGCGATCCGGCCAACGAGCCTTGAAGCTGCGTTTGTCAGCCAAAATCTTGGCACGCCGCAGCAGATCGATACCCCGCTGGCGATCCTGACAGCTCGTGAGGATTACAATCGGATCGCGATGAAGTCTCTCATCTCGTTCCCCTATTGGGTCTATTACGACAACGCCTTTCCGCTCGGCACATTGTATCCGTGGCCGGCGCCGAACGCGACGCTCTACGGCCTGACGATCACCGTCAAAATGGTGCTGAGCGCGTTCGCCAACCTGTCCGACGACATCAACCTCCCTGCGGAATATCAGGAAGCGCTGATCTACAATCTCGCGATCCGGATGCGCGCGCTTTACCAAATGGCCGCAGATCCCGAGATCGTAGCGCTGGCCAAGTCGGCGCTGAACACGATCCGCAACGCCAATGCCCAAGTGCCCATGCTGCAAATGCCGCTGGGAATGAGCCGTGGCGGGCGTTATAATATTTATTCGGATCAGGGCCGCTAAATGGTCCAGGTTCCGCTCAATTACGGCGCGTACGTCGCCCGTAGCATCACGGCGGACGATCAGCGCTGCGTCAACCTGTTCCTTGAGCCGTCACCGGGCGGCTCACCCTTCCCGACTTCGCATTATCCGGCGCCCGGTTTGATCGGCAAATCCGTTGCTCCAACCGTTGGCTGCCGCTGCCTCTATACTGCCAGCAATGGCGACCTGTACGGGGTCTATGGATCGAGCGTCTATTTTATCGATCGGACGTGGGCCTTCACGTCGCTCGGAGCGATCAATTCGGGCTCAACCCCTGTATCGATGAAGGATAACGGGTTTGAAATCCTGATAGTGGACGGGTCAAGCCAAGGCTGGCAAATCGAGCTTTCGACGCGCATTCTGAGCGCGGTCACTGACCCCAATTTCTACGGCGGAACGCGGGTTGATTTCTGCAATACCTATTTCACGCTGAATCGCCCCGGCACGAACAATTGGTATATCTCACTCACCAACCAAGTTACTTTCGATCCTCTCGATATTGCATCAAAGGCGGGCAGTCCCGAGCCGATTGCAACCGTGATCGTGATGCACAACGAACCGTGGACGCTCGGAAGAAAGACTTCCGAGGTATGGTATGATGCGGGAGCCTCGGATTTCACCTTCGCTTCTATGCCTGGCGTGTTCATCGAACAAGGATGCGTCGCCCCATATTCCGCCGCTAAATATGACCTGAGCATCTATTGGCTGTCCCAGAACGAGGCGGGTCAGAGCATTGTGATGCGCGGCAACAGCTACGCAGCGGAGCGCATTTCGACCTTTGCCATTGAAGACGCAATTTCAGGTTATGGCGACGTTTCGGACGCGATCGGCTTCTGCTTTCAGATGGGCGGACACGCTTTCTACCAACTGACATTCCCCAGCGCCGACAAGACCTGGGTATGGGATGAGGCCACTAAGTTCTGGCACGAACGGGTCTGGATCGATACGAACGGCGAATGGCACCGCCATAGGGCCAACGCCGCTGCATTTGCCTATGGCGTTAATGTCTGCGGCGATTGGGAGACGGGCGACCTCTACGCGTTCGACCTGGATACCTATACCGACAATGGGAATTCTATCCTATACCTGCGAACCTTCCCGCACATGGTGAAGGATAGCAAGCGCGTCACCTATCAGCGCTTCGTGATCGACATGGAAGTAGGGACGCTTGCGGGCTCCACGCCCGACGATCCGCCGATGGTTTCCCTTCGTTGGTCTGATGATCGTGGAGCAACATTTGGAGACCCAGTGATGATGCCGATGGGCGCAGCGGGTCAATATGACACCTCAATCCAATATTGGGGGCTCGGCATGGCGCGCGATCGGGTTTTTGAAGTCAGTTGGTCGGCTCCGATGAAAACAGCCCTCAACGGCGGTTGGCTTGATGTGATCCCGCACGGCACATGAGCGACAAATACATCGCTCCGTACATTCCGTTTGCTGTTGTCGATCCACAAACCGGGCGTGCAACGGGGCAGTTTCAAGCATTCTGGAAAAGCGGGCTCGAGAACGCGGTGGCTGCGGCTATCGCGGCAGAAGCGGCGGCGGTCGCTGCTGCGGATGCCCAAACGACCGCCACAGCAGCCCAAGGGACGGCGGAGGCGGCCCAGGCAACCGCAGATACCAAACAGCCGCAATCAACGTCCCTGACCAATCTGGCGGCATTGAGTGGCACGGGATTAGTCGAGCAAACCGGCCCGAATGCCTTTACCGATCGTGCCATAGGCGTTGGAACGGGAAGCAGTATTCCTACCCGTGGCGATGCGGATGCTCGCTATGTCGGCCAGAACGGAACCGCAGCCCCCTCCTATTCGGCCTATGGCGGCCAGACGATGGGTGCGGCCTATTCCCAGGCCCAGGCCCAGGCAACAGATGATGCAATCAAGGCTGCGTCCGCGGCGCTGGCCAGCGTGATCGCGAAATTGCACAGCATAGGCGCGTTTTCGTGATTGAGCGGTCGTTCGATGTCACCTTCTTCAACCGGATCGCCAATCATCCCGACGTTAGGCCATGGATCGGCGGAAAGGGGGTTTTGGACCTTACCGATGCGGTGATGAACATCGGGAACTTCGCGTTGAAAGCGGAGGGCGGTGGGTTCATTCTGATCCAGCACGAACCGGGCATTTACGAAGCCCATTCGCTGTTTCCGCCCGAAGGCCGCCGTCACTCGATAAGGGCGATGCGCGACGGCTTCGATTATATGTTCTCGCGGACCGATTGCGAGAGGATCGTAACGCAGGTTCCCGACGATAACGCGCCAGCTCAGGCCCTGGCCAAGTTGGCGAAGTTCCGACCGATGTTCCGCAGGGAAGAGGCTGAGCGCGGCCCTACCGCCTACGTGAGCTTGTCGCTTGATGATTGGGCCATGGAAACGGCCTCACTGGAAAAGGACGGGGCGTGGTTTCACGACGGCATGGAGGCCGCGAAGAAACGCTTTAATTCTTCGCTGCCCGGCCACCCTCATGATCCCGCCCATGAACGGGCAGTGGGCGCAGCGGTTCGGATGGTGAAGGCTGGGAATATCGACAAGGCAATTGCCTACTATCACCGCTGGTCACGCTTCGCCGGCTATCCGCCGCTGATTGAAATGTCCCGCAATCCTTTGGTTTTCGATGTTGGTGCCGGGGTCGTCGCAACGATGATTGACGGCAATATGGAGGTGCTTCTGTGCCCATAGGTTTGACCACGGCCATCATCGGCGGGGCCGCTATTGCTGGCACGGCCACTATTGCCGCTGGAGCCATGGGGGCACATGCCCAGACCAGCGCGGCAAACAAGGCCAGTTCCACGCAGTTGGCCATGTATGACCAGAATAGGTCAGATCTTGCGCCGTTCCGTGCGGCCGGTTCTGACGCCACAAATCAGCTTATGTCGCGCATGGGCGAGTTTACCTCACCGATGAGCATGACGCAGGATCAGCTTGAGAAAATCCCCGGCTATCAGTTCACCAAGACGCAGGGGCTCAAGTCGGTCAACAACGCCTTGGGCGCGCGCGGGCTGATGAACAGCGGTGCGGTGATGAAGGGCGGTGCCGACTTCGCGACGGGGTTGGCTGACAAGACGTACATGGACCAGTTCAATATGGACCAGACGTTGAAGCAGAACAATTACAACCGCCTCTTGCAGGCATCCCAGCTTGGCGAGAATGCCGCAGCGCAGACCGGCGCATTCGGTACGCAGGCCGCGTCTCAGGTAGGACAGAACACTATCGGCGCGGCGAATGCGCAGGCCGGCGCGCTAATGTCCGGAGCTAACGCATTTGGCCAAGCTGCCCAGAGCGTGCCGCAGTCAATGATCATGAACCAGCTTATAAGTAAAATG